TAAAAGATATACTAATTTTGCTATAGAAACTATTAATATTCAATTAAATGGACAAAAAAATAGTGCTACGGAATTAAAATGGGGTGAAGAAACTATTCTAAAAACTAAAATACCAAGAAATGCAGATTTATTAGGAAGTTTATATATAACATTTGATTTACCAGATATTTTTTCTAGCCAACCACAAGGATTCCAATGGATTAAAAATATAGGTATAACTATGATTAATTACGTAAGAATTTATATTGGAGGTTATAAAATAGAAGAATTAACAGGTGAAGAGATATATTTATGGTCAAGATTATCGTTAAGTGATGAGAAATTAAAATCTTTAAATGAAATGGTAGGAAATTTACCACAATTATATAATCCAACTTTACCTAAAGTTGATACAAATGGAGAATACCCTGGATTTGATGCTTGTCCAACTGAAACTATAGGAATAGTTAGTATAACTTCAAAATATTATAATAGTGCTCCATCAATTGAAGGACGAACTCTATATGTACCATTGCCATTTTGGTTTTCAAAATTTCATGGTTGCGCATTACCTTTAATAGCACTTCAATATCATGATGTTGATTTCGAAATATCATTAAGACCTATTAGAGAACTATATACAGTTCAAAATCAAGAAGTAATAAATGGTGACCCATTACCATTAAAGTTTTTGAGTCAATTTCCGTCAGGTATTGTTTATTCACCACCAGGACCACCTTGGGTACCACCAGCAACAGTTAATTTAGATTATACTGAATTGCCATCTTATTTAAGAGCAGCACCAAATAGTACAACAGAACAATATATATCTAACTTTACAAATCCAACACCATGTGGTTCAACAAATGTTTCAACACAAATATGGAATTTAAATCCACAATTATATGGTAATTATGTATTTTTAGATAATGAAGAACGAAAAGTATTTGCTGAAATAGCCCATCAATATTTATTTGACCAACATTATCAAGTTCAATCTCAACAATTTTATGGGGATTTTAAACAACAGTTTGAAGTATTTCATCCTGGAAAAGAGATATATTTCCCATTACAACGAACAGATGTTAATCAACGAAATGAATGGACAAACTATACAATATTCGATAGTGAGGGACAAGACGTAAAGAGTTATAATAATTATTGGTGGCAACTTTGTAATATTATTAATCAAGGATATGATTGTTATATTGTACAGGATGTTTTTTATACTGGATATGCTCCAGTTGATATATCTGGTCTTAATAATTTACCTATTAATTTCTTCTCAATTTTATTTGGCCCAACTGGTTTAGCTGGTTTTTCTAACCCAATTCTTGGTCCATATGGTGTTAGATTCACTAATGGTGGCTCACCAACAACAGGGAATATTTATGATATTGTAATACCAAATATATTTTTATATACCTTTAATCAAATATATGAGTTTAGAACAAATTGGCAATATCGTTCAATTATGCCTAATATGATACCTGTCATAACAACATCAAATAGCCCATATTGGACTGAAAATATAATGGAACAAGCATTTTTAGAGTTTGATGGAAATATAAGAGAAGATGTTAAGGACTTTAAGTATTGGACTGAATTACAACCATATTTATATCATACAAATAGTGGTGTTCCAGGATTAAATATCTATTCATTTTCTTTAAATCCAGATGAATACCAACCTAAAGGTGCTTGTAATTTTAGTCAATTACGTAATATTTTTATTCATGTTAAAACAAAACAGCCTGAAATTATAGATAGTTCATTAGCTTATCAGTTTGAGATGCATGGGTATCTTAACTACTATAATGTATTACAGATACAAGCTGGTATGGGAGGAATAATGTTCGCAAACTAGTTTAAATGATATAATTTAAAATACTTATTTAAATTAGGTAAATGGCTACTGGAATAAGTTATAATTATAGCCCACATTCTGGAACAAGTTATGAATTCTTTGATGGTAAAAAAAGTTCTGGTGGTGGTCTATTACAAATAGTCGCCTATGGTTCTGAAAATATGCCATTAAATGGTAACCCACAAATAACATATTATAAAGCGCTCTATAAAAGATATACTAATTTTTCAATAGAACATATAGTAATTCCACTATTTAGTAATACTAATTTATCCTGGGATAATCCTACAACAATAAGAACAACTATACCACGTGATTATGCGGATTTATTAGGAGGACTATATTTAACATTAGATATTCCTAATATATTTTCAACAGAACAAGATAAGTTTGAATGGTGTGATAATTTAGGAACTTCTATGTTGGACTATATTAGTATATTTATAGGAGGACAACTTATAGAAAAACTAATAGGTGACCAAATACATATTAATAGTAAATTATCATTAACAAATGAAAAACTTAAAGGATATTCTGAATTAACAGATAATCTATCAGAACTTCAATTTCCACAATTAAACTCTGAAGGTGTTTATCCAGGATATAATGTGGCTCCAACTAACAACAATACTACAAGTAAATGGTTTAATACTATTCCTACAATTAGTGGTCGAAAGGTTTATATACCATTACCATTTTTCTTTTCTAATGAGATAGGGTGTGCTTTACCATTAATATCAGTTTTATATCAAGATATTGATGTAGAAATACAAATGAAACCAATTAAAGACCTTTATACGGTTTTAATACCTGAGAATCAAACATTTAGTTTTCTTAAATCGTTACCTTTATACCACATAGTGATAGTCCTATTGATATAGCAAATCATTTAACTACTGAAATATCTTATGTTAGACAAGCACCAACTTCAGCATATCATATTAGTAAATATATTTATCCACCTAATGTTAGTATAAATAGAACTTGGAATTTAAATCCAGTTTTATATGGCCAATTTATCTTTTTAGATGAACAAGAACGTAAAGTATTTGCTTCAAAACCACAAGAATATCTAATACAACAACATTATTTATTTAATGTAAATGAAAGAGTTGGTCCAGTTCGTTTAGATATAGAAGCATACCATCCTGTTAAAGAAGTTTATGTTGTAACAAGGCGAACCGATGTTTGGAATACAAATCAATGGACTAATTTTACTAATTTTGATTATGAAGTAGAAGATGGGCGATTTTTCTATCAATATAATAATTATTGGTGGCAATTAGCTAATACCTATTTTGGTTATTATATCTATTGTATGAATAATGCTGGAACTAATTTTTCAGGACCAGTTACTCCAGCACCAACTAATCCATTTGGTTTATGGTCAATGCTATTTGGCCCATTAGGGTTAGCTTCCTTAAATGGTGGTGTAATTTTATCAACAGACCCAACAAGTCCATTTTTAGGTAATAGTATTGCTATTAAAATCCCGGTAGCAGAAAGATATACAAGAAATCAGGTATTAGAATTTAGGAATATTTGGCGTTTTCGTTCATTGGCACCAGGATATATACCAGTAATAACTACAGATAATTATAAATTCTATACTTATTCATGTATTTTTGATATCAATATACAGTTTGATGGTTATTATAGAGAACAAGATAAACCAGCTGAATATTGGGAAATAATACAACCATATTTATATCATACTAACTTTGGTTCAAGAGGAGTTAATGTTTATTCATTTTCATTAAAACCAGATGAATTTCAACCAAGTGGTGCTTGTAATTTTAGTAGAATAAAAGATGTTTATTTTTATATTAATGCTAAAACACCACCATTAGTAAATAATCAATATATCTATAGATATGACTTTTACTATATTCAAAACTATTATAATGTTCTACAATTCCAAGGAGGATTAGCGGGATTACGTTTTAGTAATTAATTTTTGTGAGAATTTGATTTAAAATTTCCTATCAATAATAGTAGGAAATCTTAAAAAATGTCAGTCTATAAAACTATCCTTCATAAGATAAAACTATCTTATATTCAAAGTAGTATTCTTGATTATACTTCTAAAGAAGATTTAGAATACTATTTAGGTTGTTTTCACCCAACTGGAACACCTAAATCTTATACTGAAATGATTTCTAACGAAAATATCCAAGAAATTACTAATGAAATAATTGAATGTTATAAAGAAAAATATGGTAAAACATCAGCATATTTTCCTTCATTAGAAAAAGAACTATATGAAATTGTTAGAAGTCTAATG